TTCAACCGGTGGGGTCAATAGAACGACTCGTTCCTCCTATGGGGTTTTCCCGTAATTATCAGAGTGCGTTCATTGGCGTCGGGGTTGTTGGTCATCGACCACTTCCAAAGTCCAAGTATGTTAGTTCACCATACAGTTCCCTTGTTCCTTCCTTTTTCCCCTCAGCTATGACCGGTGCTTCGTATATGCACTGGATCTCTAAGATGTGCCGACCGAAAGGCGTGCATCTTACTTCGACTGAGTATGTCCGTGCTCTTGAAATTCTCAACCGTGAGTTCTCGCCATTTGTAATTGGTGGGTTTTCTACCCTTGATGAAGTTCTCAAATTCGTTGATTGGGACAAATCCCCTGGTTGGCCTTATGTCAACATGGGTTGTTCTACCAAACGCGAAGCTTGGGACAAATACAGTGACGTCATTACCAGTAGAGCAATCTCACTTGTTAATGGCGTTTACCAAGAGTGTCTTTTTATTGCAACCATCAAGGATGAGTTGCTTCCTCGCGGGAAGAACTCGCGTATCTTCCTGCCTGCTCCTTTTCACCACCATTTGGCCTGTGCTATGCTTTTTAAGCGCGCGTGTGATTCTCTCAATTCCACGTGTCATCGGCACTCCAGTGCCATTGGTGTCAACATTTTTGGTCGCGGGCTTGAGCGTCTGCTCCGTAGCCTTGATAGTCTTCCGTTCGCGTTTGATGCTGACCAGACAGGGTGTGATACATCCTGGAAGGACTCCGAACCCGAGCGTGATTTTATGAAGACTGGTCTTTCCCCAGCTTATTATGCTGGCGTTGACCTTGTCTTCAACCTGGCTATGTGTCCGCGTGTAATACTTGGCGACCGTATACTCCAGCTCGAGCTCAACCCCTCTGGCTGGTATTTGACGACTGTTGTCAATACTTTAATGACCCATCGTGTCGTCGCCGCTGCCTACCTTGATCTTGCCCCTGAACCCGAAACCATCGATTCGATGCGTTCTCATCTCAAGCAAATCAATGGTGGCGATGACCTTGGATTCTCTACTGATCGATCATGGTTTGGCATTAGCGAACTTGCTTTCGAGGTTGCCCGTCGCGGAATGTACCTTGAGAGCGATGTTCTTACTCCTCGCTCTGCCATGGCTATCACTTTTTTCTCTCATACTCTGCGACTCCGCTCTATCGAAGGTGGCTCCCGTCACGTTTACGTGGCGTGTGGCCGCCTCGGCAAGATTTTGTCCGCCTTCAACTATCTCAAGAAAAGCGAAGGACAAATAAACTGGCTCCGCAATGCATCACGCGTTGTTGGGCTCATGTTTAATCTGTGGCCCTACCAGCGAGAGTATGATCTTATGTTTCCCTTTTTGTATCACCTAATACACCACTACTTCTTGCAAAGCGGCGGAAGCCGTACGCCAGAGTGGGATGGTGTTTTTAGGTCCGTGCCTACTGACTCATTCATGATGTCGTTGCGAAACGGCCATGCATATGAAGCGGGGTTCGTTTTTTCCCCACCGCATAACTTTAGCAGTTCTTCGACCGTAAAAAGATCTTTTCAGTCTGCTTTAAAGAGTGACCTAAACAATCACAGTTCGCACGATACAACTTTTATGCCGTCTGCTTCTAAAATTTCTAGAAAAGCTGATGCAATCCTCAATTCCCTCGAAAAGAATTCGTCGCTCACCCGAGATGGAAGAGATTGGCTCATCGCAGCCCTCGACCCCTTTCACGATCAGGACCTCGCCCTCGCAGGCTATCCCGATCTCACCACGGCCTCGACCGTGGTTCAATTGGTCAAGCAGTCCTTCCAGATCACCGTCCCCACCACTGGCACCGGAGCAGTTTCAGCTGGTGCCAACTGGGACTGCTCAGTCGCAATGTTCCCCTGGATGGCTAACCAACCAGCCAACACTCTCACTACAGTTGCCCCGAACGGAGCTTTTGTCTCGGCTGCAAGCGTTGGCTCCAATATCCAAACTGGAGGAGTCACAGTTGCTGCAGGCCCTCAAGGTGCTCAGCTCTGGCCCGGAAACACCGTCGTTACAACTGCCTCCTATACTGGATTCGACGCCAGAAACTACGTCAAAGGCAACTCACGAATCATTGGAATGGCGTTTGAAATCATTAACACCACCGCTGATATCAACAAACAGGGACAGGTGACTGCTTGGCGTATGCCTAACGTTGCAACTGATCAGCAATTTATCCAGACAATCGCAACCACTCCTGCTGCCAATAACACGGGAACTTCTAGTGTCAACCGATTCCCACCTGGAAACCTTGCGGACGCACAAATCCTTTATGGCTCGCGTTCTTGGGCCGCACGTGAGGGTGCGTATGTCGTCGCGCGTCAAAATGGGATGAACAACCCTCTCAAGCAACCTTCCTTGATGGTCAATTGTTCTTGTGCTACTGACTTTTTTACGACCAATGCCACTAACATGGTTTTGTACGCGCCTTCCCTTGCCTTTGGCACTAACCAACTCCCTGATCTCGCGACCCCCTTCGACCTGTCTGGTGTGCACTTTACTGGGCTATCCAATACCACAACACTCACAATCAACGCACGTTGGTTGTTTGAGCGCATGCCTGGCCCGCAAGAGCCCGACTTAGTTGTTTTGGCCACCCCATCAGCGTGCTATGATCCTTTGGCTCTTGAGCTTTACACTCATTGCCTTAGTAGCATGCCTCCCGGCGTCATGCTTTCCGAAAACCCTTTGGGTGAGTGGTTTGCTAGCGTCATTGAAAAAGTGCGCGACTGGGCCCCGAAAATTGGCAATGCCCTCGGCACTGTCATTCCTGGTGCTGGTCTTGTCGGCAATGCATTGGGTGCCGGCGCTGGCCTTGTTCGGAATGTCCTACCCGACTCTCGTTCGAACAACGCAGCTAACCAAAACGGCCCCACACTTGTTCCACGCCCTCCTGCTCCTCCACTTCCGCCACGCAATCCCACTGCGAAGCGCATTGTGTACAAGAAGCCTCCAAGGCGAATCAAGAAGAGACAATAGCGTTCTCTATAAACGACGCTTTTCTTCACTCTACGCTCAGAGTATAACTGTAGCGGCCGC